TGGCGATCAGCAACCTCCTTCTCTCGCTCAAGCGCAACATGGAGCAGACGCAGCTCAAGGGTGGATACGCAGGTATCCAGTTCTACAGCCCGTCGGTTTCCGGCAAGGGTGACGAGTCGCCGACGGCTCTCTACGCCGACTTCGACTGCCCGAACAACCGCCTGTACGGCATCAACCCCGAAGTGTTGGTGTTCCACCAGGTGGGCGACGGGTTCCAGTTCATGGACCTGGACGGAGCGGTGATGAACCGCAAGCCCGACCTCGACGCCTACGAGGCCACGCTCTACATGTACGGCGAACTCGCCTGCAAGCAGCGCAACGCCCACTTCGTCATCAAGGACCTCACCGAGGTGACGATCTGACATGGCGGCGTCTAGCTCAATCACTTGGGCGTCGGAAGTCCCCGGTACGCGCCGTGAGGTGCGTGGCACGATCACGTTCGACTCGTCGTATCCGACGGGCGGCGAGGCTGTCACGCTCGCACAGCTCGGACTGACCCGCTTGGACTGGCTGTCGGTGGAAACCACCGACGGCTACGTCCCGGCTTGGGATGGCTCGACGTCAGCACCCAAAGTCAAACTGTTCTGGGTCGACACGACCACAGACGGCGCGCCTTTGGCCGAAGTGACCGCGACCACCGATGCGTCGGCTGTCGTCGTTCGCTTCCACGCCACCGGCGCCTAATCACAACCAAAACACACGGCAGTTGGGGTCGGTTGCCTACGGGTGACCGGCCCCAATGTCTATGATGGGGCCATGATGCGCGCAGCAGACCTGATGGGAAACGTCGACGGTGGATCGAACATGGCTGAAGTGTCGTTCGACGTCTACGACATCGCCACCCGAATCCAGAAAGGTGACGAGTCCGGCTGGCGGGGTGACCCGTCGGCATCGCTCATGTTCAACCCTCTCGCCGGACGTTTCGAGGTGTGGATGGTCGACGTCATGGGCAACCCCTATGTCGCCTGCTCCCACCACCGCTGCGACCACACCCTCATCACCAAACTGATTGAAGGTGACTGGCAGAAGGGCAAAGCCCTGCACGAAGACCTGATGAAGAAAAACAAAGCAGTCCGTGACGCCCACGAAACAGCCGAAAAAGAAAAGCGTCTTGAGCTGGCCGACAAGCTGCATTGGGCGCTCATCAAGGATCTGGGGCATCTCGACGGTGGCAACCGCCGCCAATACTCGTTCAACGCGAAAGGCAAGTAATGGCAAACTACTCAGTCAGCAGCTCAAAGCACGAAACTTTGACCGCCACCGAAGTTGACACCGTGACCATCACCGGCACCGCCGGATACATCACCGTCGTCAACCGTGGCGCCGGAACCCCCGCCCCGATCTACTTCACCGTTGGCGACAACCCGGCCACCCCGACCGTTGCCGGAAACAACACGTTTGTCGTGCTCAACCTTGACAAGACGGTTGTCAAGTTTGACGGCACCAACACCAAAGTAGCGCTCATCTCGGCTGAAGACGTCGCCTACAGCGTGATCGCAACCTCAGGAATCTGACATGGCCAACTACACCGTCAACGTCGCTAAGCACGCAACCCTGACCCCCACAACGGTCGACACGATCACGTTCAACGCCCCGGCGTCGTTCCTGATCCTTACCAACCGCACCACCTCGGGCGCCACCATCTACTTCACCTTCGGCGACCCCACCAAAGGCGTGCCCGATCCGACCGTCGGCGGCGACGACACCTACAGCATCGGCATCGGACAGACAGTCAGCATCCCCGGCGACGGCACCTCACCCGTCCTGAAAATGATCTCCAGTCAAGCCCAGGCGTACAGCGCGCAGATCGTATGAACCGAAGCGAACTCCGCACGGCCATCAAGGACCGCCTCGCCATCCCGTCAACCGGCGACGGACTCATCACCGACTCGTTCGTCAACGGTTCAATCAACGACGCCCTCGCTCGAGTCAGCGCCGAGAAAGACTGGTGGTGGCTGGCATCGACCGCCACGTTGAACTTCGACACCGTCAACGGCCAGGCCCAGTTGCCGTCCGATTTCATGCGCGCCAACCAACTCGTCATCAACTCGTCGCCTGTCGAACAAATCCCGTTCGAGGACTACATCAACCCGATGGCTGGAGACACCAACTACGGCTGGGTGATCTACGGCAACTACGTCAAGATCAACCCGATTCCCACGACGACCACCCCTGGCACGTTCTACTACTTTCGCTCCGAGCCAGCCCTCTCCAGCGACTCCGCTAGCCCGCTGATGCCGGTCGCCTACCACTACGTCGTCGTCGCCTACGGGTCGTATCTCTGCGCCGCCCGACGTCAAGACGAACAGCGAGCCAGCCTCTATTTACAGGAGTATGGGAACTGGCTCCGCACCCTAAACGACGACAACCGGGCCAGCCTGAAGAAGCGCATCAAGTTCGACCGCCTCTCCGACTACGCCTCCTGGGAGTGACATGGGATCCTTCGCGATCACCTATGACGACTTCACCGGCGGCCACTACATGGGCAACCGTAGTACCGCCCAACCGTCAAACACATGGACTGGCAACAATACAGTCCTTGATCCTCGAGGAAACCTCATTGCAAGCAAAGCAGACTTGCTGGCAACAGTAACCGGGCCGAGCGCAACAGGCGTAAACAAATTCAAAATCCACGGCGTGTTCTCGCACCTATACGGTGTTCTCGTTTTCTATTCTTTAGGAACTACGGCTTACGTCCGAAATATTGGCACTCTTGGAAATGTAACCAACCCGCTTGGAGGTTCAACAACGCTTAGTGGGGTTCCAACAGGATTCATGGCTCCCGACCAATCAACAAACGAAATTGTTATTTATTACGTCATTGGAAGCAGCGGCAACATTCGCAAATTTACTTACTCAATTTCTGGAATCATTGGTCTTTCTACCGACACCCTCATAACAAGTGGGACAAACGTCGAAACCAGCCTATACAAATACAAATACCGCCTTCTTGGAATTGGCGATACAGGGAGTATCCGAAACCGCCTTTATTACTCAGACCCAACAATGACAACGTGGGGTGCAACCGACTACTACGAATTTCCTGGTCAAATCACCAACGTAGTTCCTCGAAGCAACGACCTCGTTGTCACAACAACGGCCGGTATTTACAGCGTCACCGGAGTCTTGGGCGAATCCATCAACATCCAAGAGATATATACCTACAGCGAACTATCCCAAGGCATGTCCAACGCCGTCGGCTACGGCCGAGACTTCGTTTATCTAAACGACTATTTGGATTCAATGAACGGCAAAATCTACGCCGGTCTTGGGGTCACAAAAACATTGATTGGCACAGTTGACCTTGTAGCCAACAATCCCCTCAACATCGCCGTTATCAACCCTGGGCTGGTCACCGTGATGTCAAACACGGGGTATGCGTATGTCATGGATTCAGAAGGATCGTGGGCGAGGTTTCAATTTTCTGAATGGGACCCAGCCGATGTTCGGTTCAACCAGGGGTCAGGAAGCGTTGGGACGGCAGCCCTATCGCTTGACGACCTGCCGGGCAACATGTTCCCAGCCGAACCGGCAATCAAACCTTATGATTCCGACACCAGCGACAGCATCATGTACCTCGCTCGAGCCGACCAAACCGACATCAAAATTTACCGGGCCTTCCACACGTTGCGCGACCCGCTGACAACCACCGCGTCAGTCACCCTTGCCGAGTATTGGCACAGCAAACAAATGATCGTGCGGGAGGTCGTTGTGGAAGTCGAATATGTCAGCACCACAACCAACGCCAGCGTCGCTGTCAACATCATCCCCGTTGGGGCAGTTGACATCAATACCGCCACGGCGCCCAGCATGACATCCTCAACAATTACGGCACCCAGCGAAACCACCGCTTCAACCATTATCCATCGTTTCCAAGTCAACAACGCTGGCCGCGCCTACGGTTTCAAGCCGAACATTGAACACAAGGGAGTTAGAATCCGACGTGTAATTTGCGTTTGCGAGGACTAATGACGCGATTCTTTTTTACTTTCCGTAATACCGACATTTCCGATTTCGCTCCCGCCACCAAAGAAACCCTTGACTTTCGGGACAACGAGCTGGAGCTGTATCTGCGGCTTGCCGACCCGGTCGGCCGCATCTGCGAATGGCATAACGGGATTGACCCGCCCGACGGCTGGCTCGAGACAGATGGGGCTACCGTAGACGTCGCAAGGTACAACGCCCTGTTCAAGGTCATTGGCTACACTTACGGTGGGTCCGGGGCCAATTTCACCCTGCCCACCGTTACAGACCACATCATTAGGTACTAAAGGAGGCACGATGGCGATTCCCCCCTCATTAGCCCAGCCTTCGGTATCTCAGGCTCCGTTCGAGGAAACCGACCCGAACGCGATCAACAAAACCATTCTGGACGCCAAAGGTGACCTCGTTGTCGCCTCGGCTGCCGATACCCCTGCCAAGCTCGCCGTCGGTACGGACGGCCAGGTGCTCGTCGCCGACTCCCTCGCCACTAACGGCGTCAAATGGGCCACCGACCCCACCACCGACATCGTCACCACCAAGGGCGACATGCTCGTGGCAACGGCCGCCGACACCCTCGTCCGGCTCCCAGTTGGGGCCAACAACCAGGTGCTGGTCGCAGACTCGTCCACCACCGAGGGCGTCAAATGGTCGTCCGAAACCGACCCGAACTCCATCAACAAGTCAATCATCGACGCCAAAGGCGACATCGTCGTCGGAACCGCCAACGACACCCCAGCCCGCCTCGGCGTCGGCTCCGACGGCCAGTATCTCGTCGCTGACAGCCTGACCACCGAAGGCATCAAGTGGGCCACCCCAAACATTGCCCTCGGAACCGAAACGACCGGCGACTACGTCCAGTCCGTCTCGGGCGGCACCGGCGTCACCGTTACCGGCGGCACGGGCGAAGGATCGACTCCCAGCGTCGCAATCGGCCAGGACGTGGGTACAGGGGCATCCGTCGCATTTGGTGGCCTCAACGTCGATTCTGGGGTGCTCTACGTCGACGCCACAAACAACCGGGTTGGCGTCAACAACATCACCCCCGCCTACAGCCTAGACATCACCGGCGACGGCCACTTCAGCACCGACCTAACCGTTGACGGAACCCTGTACGCCAACCACATCCACGGCGAATTGGCCGGGCCAATCTATATCCACGTCAAGAACACGTCCGGCGCCCCAATCACCAACGGCACCCCCGTCTACATCACCGGCACAGTCGGCTCCACCCAACAGGCCGAAGTTGCCCCAGCAGACGCATCTAACAGCGCCAAAATGCCTGCCATTGGCCTTGCTGACGGCACCATCGCCGACAACGCCTTCGGCCACGTCTGCATCCTCGGCCCCCTCGGCGGCCAAGACACCGGAGGAACCTGGCAGCTCGGCGATCATGTCTATGTCGCTTCAGGTGGCGGGCGCACCCGCACCAAACCGACCGGCGCTTCCGACATCGTCCAATGTATGGGCCACGTCGCCCGCCTGAACTCAAGCACCGGCGAAATCATCGTCAACGCCGGATCAATTGCTACCGCCCCGAACAGCATCAGCATCCCAGGCAACATCGCCACCACCGCGGGCCAGTTCACCGGCTCCGGCGCAGGACTCACGAACGTCCCCGCAGGCAGCCTGACCGGCACCATCTCGAGCACCAACATCGGCAACGACTCGGTCGCCCTCGGCACCAAGACCACCGGCGACTACGTTCAGACGGTTAGTGGCGGTACTGGTGTCACGGTCACGGGAGGCACCGGCGAAGGCTCCACGCCCTCTATTGCCATCGGCCAGGCCGTTGCCAGCACAGACAGCCCCCAGTTCGCTGGACTGACCACTACCGGCCTTGCCACCCTGAACTCGCTCCAGGTCACCGGCTCGGCCTCGGCCAATGCCATCACGTCGACCACCTCGGTCACGGCTGCCAGCTTGTTCGTGGACAGCATCGAGGTCGACACCACTGGCGCCACCAGCAACCAGGTACTCCAATACAACGGCACCAAGTTCGCCCCCGCCACCCTCTCCACCGGCGGCATCCCTGAGACGCTGATCGACGCCAAGGGTGACCTGATCGTCGGAACGGCCGCAGACACGGCAGGACGACTCGGTGTCGGCTCCACCGGCCAGGTGTTGACCGTCGACTCCACGACCGGCACCGGCCTGAAATGGGCCACCCCGGCCGCCAGCTCCAGCGTCACCGTTTCCGACACCGCCCCCACCAGCCCGTCAAACGGCGACCTGTGGTTCGACTCCACCTCGGCCGCCACGTTCATCCGGTACGACAGCACCTGGGTGGAAATCGGTGGCTCGAGCCAGCCCGCACCGACCGATCCTGTCCCCGTCTCATTCCTACTCATGGGAGCATAACCAATGGCAACCGTATACAAAGTTCTCGGTCAGTCTGAACCGGCCGCCACAACCGACACGACGCTCTACACCGTTCCGGCCTCCACCCAGGCCGTGTGCTCGACGTTGTCAATCTGCAACCGGGCAACGGCGTCGGCGACGTTCCGCATCCGCATCAAGATCAACAACGCCGCCGACGCCGACCAGCAATACGTCTGCTTCGACGCCCCTATCGCAGCCAAAGACACCCTCCTGCTGACATTCGGGGCCACGCTCGGGGCCGGTGACGTCGTGCGCGTCTACTCGTCCAACGCCGACACGGCATTCCAGTTGTTCGGTTCCGAAATCACCTGATTATGGCAATAGTGTCCGTCACCAACTCGACGCTCGGTTCGAGATCAAAATCGCGCTCGATTTCTTCATTTGCCCCTGCTTTGACTGTTCAATATTTGGTCATTGCTGGAGGGGGAGGGGGCGGCGGCGCTCATGCTGGTGGCGGTGGCGGTGCTGGAGGTTATCGAAGTAACGTTTCTGGAGAATCTTCAGGCGCTGGTGCATCAGCCGAGTCAGCATTTATCGCGTCAATCAATATCGCATACACAGTAACTGTTGGTGGGGGCGGGACAGCAGGGCGAGGCAATACTCTAATTTTGCCGACCGTTGGAAACAATAGCGTGTTTTCATCAATAACAAGCACCGGAGGTGGAAGGGGAGGTCAAGAAAATCAATTTCCGGGTGGTAGTGGCGGTTCTGGCGGTGGAGGGGCCGGAGATACAACTGCATCAAACCGAAACGCAGGTTCAGGAACTGCCTCTCAGGGTCTAAGTGGTGGAACTGGCACAAATAATGTGACAAATAACTATGGCCTCGGAGGGGGTGGTGGAGGAGCGTCTACTAGTGGCGCCAATGCGGCATCGACCGGTGGAGCAGGTGGAAATGGAATTTCTTCTTCAATAACAGGCTCGCCTGTCACCCGTGCTGGTGGGGGTGGCGGTGGAGGGTGGGCTACTCAATCAAGAAACGGTGGCGCTGGCGGTTCGGGAGGCGGGGGAGCGGGTTCAAGTGCAAGTAATGTTGCCGGGGGCAATGGAACAGGAAATACTGGAGGCGGCGGGGGAGGCTCCAATGCAGACGGCGCAAATAGGCCAGGTGGGGCGGGTGGTTCGGGCGTCGTCATCCTTCGCATACCGAATTTTTATTCGGCCACCTTTTCTGTTGGTGTAACACAAACTTCCGCAGCAGTTGGCAGCGATACCGTATACACAGTTACGGCAGCTGGCGCTACAGACACCGTAACTTTCAGTTAGGGCAACTATGAGCGTTTTGAGCGTTTTGAACTCCACACTTTCGTTTCCATCAAAAAGCGATTCAATATTCAACGCAACTCGTTTTTTCAATTTGGAATATATTGTTGTAGCCGGTGGCGGCGGCGGTGGTTCTCGAGGAAACCGTGGTGCCGGTGGCGGCGGCGCTGGGGGCTGTATTGATTTATTTGGAGCCTCAACCGTTGCTGGTCTAGGCACGTCCTATTCGCTGACCGTTGGCGCTGGCGGTGCGGGTGGTTCCGGTGGAAATAGTGGTGCAAACGGAACTGATTCAACCTTTGGTTCAATTACGTCTACCGGCGGTGGTTCGGGTGGCGGTGGTGCCGGTGCTGCCGGTGGCTCAGGTGGTGGTGGGGCCTCTGCAAACGACCCGGGTGGGACAGGCATTTCGGGTCAAGGAAATAACGGTGGTAATGGCTGGTCGGCAGACGTAGGTGGCGGCGGTGGTGGTGGCGGGGCTGGAACTGCGGGGGCTGCGGGAACATCCAATAAAGGCGGCAACGGTGGCGCTGGGAAATCTTTCACTTTAGCTTCTGGGTCATCAACATTTGCTGGCGGCGGCGGCGGCGGTAGTGATATTCAAAGCGGCCAAACCGGAGGGACTGGCGGTGCGGGTGGTGGCGGGAATGGTGGAGGCTCGCCATCTGGCAGCACCCAAAACGGTTCGCCTGGAACAGCAAACACAGGCGGCGGCGGTGGTGGTAGTGACAACGGTTTGTCAAACCCAGCAATTTACAGCGGTGGCGCCGGTGGTTCGGGAATCATCGTTCTCAAATACCCGACGTCAATAATTGCAGCGTTTTCCGTTGGCGTCACATCGTCAACATCGACGAGCGGCAATTTCAAATTCACGACAATTACGGCCGCAGGGGCCACCGACACCGTAACCTTCTCATAGGAGACACCAATGGCCCACTACGCACTACTCCAGAACAACATCGTCACCCAAGTATTCGTTGGCCGTGACGAGGATGACCTCGCTGAAGGTATCACCGACTGGGAGCAGTACTACGCACCAGCCGGGTTCACCTGCAAGCGCACCTCATACAACACGCACGGTGGCGTCCACTCGGGCGGTGGTATCCCGTTCCGCAAGAACTATGCCGGGATCGGCTACACCTACGACGAGGCCCGTGACGCTTTCATCCCGCCGAAGCCTTACCCGAGCTGGCTGTTGAACGAGGACTCCTGCCTCTGGGAGCCACCCGTCCCGTACCCGACCGGCAACGGGTTCTACACTTGGGACGAAGCAACCCAAACCTGGACCCCGGTCGGAGACTGACATGGCAATCGACTTCCCCAACTCGCCAAGCGTGAACGACACGTTCACCGTCGGCACCCGCACCTGGATCTGGGACGGCACCACCTGGGAACTCGTCGCCACCTCGAGCGACCCGATCCAGAAAACCATCGTTGACGCCAAAGGTGACCTGATCGCCGCAACCAACTCCGACGCCGTCGCTCGACTGGCGGTCGGCACAAACGGGCAGGTACTGACGGCTGATTCGTCGGCGTCGACTGGGCTTGCGTGGGCAAATGGCAAAGACTTCTCCCTCATCACTACCCTCAGCTTGTCGGGCGTCGCATCCGCATCGGCCGACAGCGTGTTCACCAGCAGTTACCGCAACTACTTCATCATGTGGTCAGGAAATGGTGCCGGTGTAAGCGCTGTTGCGGGAGTCACCTTGATAATGCGTGCATCAGGTTCGGATGTAAGCCTCGGTAATTACAACCTCCAATACTTGCAGGCCAACTCATCGACCGTGAGCGGCACACGAGTGGCGTCCTCTACAGCATTCGCGTTTTTCGATGCTCGCCAGAACCAGCAAATGGGGGCCTGTGCGTATCTGTATCAACCGCAAATAGCCACAGCAACCGGCTACCAATCGCAGGCTTATGATGTCGGCGCGAATGGTTACACCGAACCCGGAATCCGAATCATTTACGGCAATTACAGCGCATCAACGGCGTTCGACGGAATCAAAATCCTTATCGGCGGATCAAACACGCTGACGGGCGAACTCTCAATCTACGGACTGAAGGACTGAAATGCCTAAAACACTCATTTACGACCATGCAACCGGCGAAACTATCGAACGGGAATTGACTGCCGAGGAAATCGCCGAACTTGAAGCACTTGGGCAACTACCAATCGAAGCACAAATCCAGCAAGTTGAAGCATCCCGGAAAAACGCTTACCGCGAAGAAGCCGACCCCCTGTTCTTTGGTTGGCAGCGAGGCGAAAACACCGAACAAGCATGGCTTGACAAGGTCGCTGAAATCAGGGCCAGGTTCCCCTACGCCGAATGACGTGATTTATCCCCAGCCTGTGGGTAGCCTTTCGGCGTGACAACTGCCAAGGAGGGAAACGTGAAGAAGGGGCTACTGGACGAGATACTCGCCCATAACCAGGGCAGGCCAGGGACCACTTGCGGAATCGCCAAAATGTACGAGGCTCTGCCAAACGAAGACGCTGAAGCCCTGAAGCAAGCCATCGCCGACCCGATGGTGAAGGCGACCGCCATTGCTCGAGCACTCAAGGGCCGGGGCTACCAGATCACCGACTCGGTCGTCACCCGGCACCGGCGCAAGGAGTGTGTCTGTGAGTCTTGAAGACGACATCAAGGCGGCGAACGAAACGGACGACACCGACAAACTGCGGGCCATGCTCATTCAGGCCCGACGCCAACGGAACCAGGCCGACCAGGTCAACGCCCAGGTCATCGCCCGGAACCAGGAGCTGGAGAAGGCGCTCGAGATTGTCACCACCGCCGACTCGGCCCAGATCGCCCCACCCAAATGGATGGTCGCCCCACCGTCCGGCCGCAAGAAGCACGCCACCCTGGTGCTCCTGCTGTCCGACACCCACTTCGATGAGGTAGTCGACCCCGTCGAGGTTGGTGGCCTAAACGCCTACAGCCGGGTGATCGCCGAACAACGCCTGCGTCTCTGGGTGGACAACGCCGTCAAGATGGCCCGCCACTACCTGGCCGGAGTCACCTTCGACGGGGTGGTCGTCATGCTCGGAGGCGACATCTTCTCCGGCGACATCCACGAAGAACTGAAAGACACCAACGAGGCCGTCATCCTGGACAGCCTGCTCCATTGGTCCGAACAGGTCGCCGCGGCCCTCGGATGCTTCGCTGACGAGTTCGGCAAAGTTCACGTCCCGGTGGTCGTCGGCAACCACGGACGCCAGTCCCGCAAGCCCCGCATGAAACAGCGCGCCAAAACGAACTACGACTGGCTCCTGGGCAAGATGGTGGAGCGCCACTACCAGGGCGACAAACGGTTCACGTTCCAGGTGTCCGAGAATGCCGACACCCTCATCTCAATCTACGGTCACGGGCATCTCCTGACCCACGGCGACCAGGTTTCCGGCGGTGGCGGTATCGGCGGTATTTGGCCCCCGATCATGCGGATGCGAGCCAGGAAAGCCCAGCGTGCGATGGAAATCGGCGCCCCGTTCGAGACGCTCTGGATGGGCCATTGGCACCAATACATCTCCACCCCCTATTTAGTAATAAATGGCAGTTTGAAGGGAGTCGATGAGTACGCCTGGCTGAACAACTTCGGTTACGAAGTACCCCAACAGGCTCTCGCTATTGTGACACCTGAGCACAACATAACTGTCCAAGCCCCAGTCTTCGCTCAGGACAAGAAACGCGAGAAATGGTGAATGTTGACCGCCACGCCGTAGAAGCCCAAGAATGCGTGCCGCCCATCGTCTCAAGCAACTGGCCGGACATCATCCCCATGCACGCACTTGTCATCATTGACGCAATCAACGCCGACGGCAGAAGGGAACTATTCGTCATGCACGATTCCGAACAACCCCCCTGGGTGACCAGCGGCCTCCTGACGCTCGTCAAGGCCGACGTGGAAACCGAATGGGCGCACCACTATCCGTTCATCGATGAAGACGACGACACCGACGAGGACGAAGAAGACGACGAAGAAGACGACGACGAGGATTACGACGATGACTGAAGTCAGCGCAGCCACCATCCGCTCGGCCCTCAAGTTCCTGTACCGCTCCACGCCGGTCGGACCTGACGAACAAGACGAACTGTTCCGGCTCATCAAACGGCTCGAGGTCGCCCTCCAAAAGAAATGACTGGTCACCGAACTCCCGGTTGGTATAGTGGGATCGTGACCAAGAAACTTGCCCTCCGAACACTCGCCGTGTTCGTCGTCGCCACGACGTCCAACATCGGTGTCGGAGCCTTGGTCAACGTCGCTGTTTGGAAGTCAGCCCTCATGGCCGGAGTCTGGGCGGTCCTGACCGTCGCCCAAAAAATCGCGATGGCCTACCGAGACGGCGTCCTCACCGACGAAGAACTGAAAGAGATATTCGAGTAACAAGGGGAACCTGCCATGTCCTACACCGTCCACGCCACCATCACTTTCCACATCCCGGCCGACACCCTCCCGCCAGACATCCCTGGCTCGCCCGCCACCGGGGCCGCCGACGCCGAACTGCCCGTCACCGGCGACGAACAAATCGCCTACGAGTTCCTCGCAAAAATCCAGCAGTTGCTCCCCGAAGGCGTCTACCCGATGCTTCAAGCAACGTCCTACACAAAGGCAGAGCGCACACCGTTCTGACTGCTAGCGTGTCGCTCATGGCACGCCCATACACAGGAACCAAAGACGCGCCCCACCCCAAAGCACGGCAGGGGACCATTGCCGTCTACGACTGGCTACGTTTCCTGTTCGGCCTGAAAGGGCTGGGCGTCTACGCCAACCGCAACGTCCGAGGCGTCGACAAAGCACAACTGTCCGTCCACGCTACGTTCCGTGCAATGGACTTGGGTGGCACCCCTGAACAGCTCCACAACGTCATCGACTGGGCCTACCGCAATCGTCTGGCAATCGGGGTGGAAGAAATCCACGATTACGCCGGAAACTACATCCCGAACCCCAAAGGCTGGGGCGCCGGATACCGCTGTTCTCGAGACTGGGGCCGACTCATGGACGGCTGGAAGGTCTACTCCAAGAACACCATCGGATCCCCCGGCGCCCATTGGATCCACATCGAAATTTCCCCTGCCATTGCCGACTCCACCCGCCAACAGATCGACGCGATCTTCACCAAGTTGCTGGAGGCATGACATGGAAGCCATCATCGTCGCCATCATCGGAGCTGTCGGAATCATTATCGCAGCCCTGATTGAGCGGGGTCGCAGAGAAAACAAACGCGACCACGGCAACGTGATGGACAGGCTTGACCTAGTTTCCAGCGAAATCCGATCCGACCTGCGTCAGGTACGCACCGAAATTTCCAACCACGCCAACGGACCCGCCCACGGAGGCACAGCACAGCCTGCTAAAATGCCTCGCAAGCGCACCCCGAAGGCTGGATAGCCAGAGGTTCAGGAGACTTCATGGCCTACGAAGCAACAGCCGAACTATACAAACGCCAATACGAACTGGCGAAGAAACGCGCACAATCGGAATACGAATCCCAGATTGGCGCTCTTGCCACCCAATACCGGCAAGCCAACCGGGATCTAGAAGGCAACCTGGAATCCCGAGGCATTCTTCGTTCCGGCGAAGGAATGCGCGGTCGAGTGCGACTTGGCGCCGCCGAAAAAGCCGCCCAACTAGCGGCGTTGGAAGCGCAAGAACAGTCAATCAACCAGGCTGGCCTCACCTATCTGCAACAACTCGCCGAACTTCAAGCCAAGGGTTATACGGGAGCACCTGTCGGCGAACAACCAGTCACCCCAGACACGCCTGGCGGCCCCGGCAGTCCTGGCGGCCCCGGCTCACCAGCAACACCGACCACACCCACACAACCTGGCCTCAACCCGCCGAACAACACTCCCGGCACCCCAGGTTACATCCCCAGTTATCGCCCGCAGCCGCGCCCCAACCCACGTCTGCCAACCGTTGGTGGAACACCCGTCCGGCCAGGAGACACCCCAACCGAAACACGCCCGCCAGCACCCAACACGGTCGGCGGTGGCGCATCTGGACAACCACCTCGATCACCGTTGCCAACTGTCGGCGGGAACCCTGTGCGCCCCGGCGACACCCCCAGCGAAACACGCCCGCCAGCACCCGGTTCCGTTGGTGCGGGAGCATCTGGGCCGATGCCTCCGAATCAGCCACGCCCGCCCGCACCGGCACCACGCCCAGCAACCCCGGCAGGACCGCCAGGACCGGCACCATCGGGCTATAGATGGGTCAAGCAAGGCAACAACTGGGTGTTGCAAAAGAAGCCAACATCGTCTAGTGGTGGCGGTGGAAAAGTGACGGTGAGATAATGGCAGAGAATCCTTTCGGCACCCCTGTCGCCGGACTTGCCCTCGAGATGGCGGTACGCAACCAAGGTCTGTTGGAGCGCATGCCAGCAATGACCGAGAATCAGCGTCGCCTCATCAACCTTCGACTTCAGCGATACGGTGGCGACCTCAGCCAATACGAACCTTTCATGGATGTCGGCTACGAACCAACCGTCGGAAGCATGCGCTCCCAAGCCGAAGGAATGCGCGACTATCTGGTCGGACTGCCCGAACTCATGGAAAAAGCCATGAAGGAAGGCCAGGCATCCGGGGTCACCTACAAGAACCCCGACACCACCGACTGGTTCAAGAGATTCGCCGAAACCCAAACGAGGCTATACAACCAGGCACAAAGTCGAGCGGCCACAGCACCAATGGGAACGGCCGACACAATGGAACGCTGGTCCGGTTATCAGAACCGACCCGCACCCAAGCCCCCGACAGCTCCCCGCCTGCGTGCACAAACAACACGCCCCGCTAGCGGGCAGGTAAGTTTCCGGTAATGGCACCTCGATCCGGCATTCGTGGCATCACGCTTGACGACGTAGCAAACGTCGCCGAAAACGGTTCGTCCGTCATGCGCGGTGGGTATACGTTTACCCGTTCGCGTCGCCCAACGCCGACGCCCAGGTTCGCACCCATTGCCACCACCAACGTCCAAGACCTGATTGCCGGAATGACCGCTACGCCATTGAACACGGCCGGAATGAGATATTCGGGTTATCCGACAGCGTCAGCACAAGAAGCAGCCATCCTCGGATCCATCGAACCGATCTACCAGCTCGGCGAATACGCACGCCAGCTCGCCGAGCAACAAGTCATTCCGTTGATTGGGCAGGGCGAACAGCGCGCCGTTGACCGAGCCGAACTCGCTGCCAGTTCCGCACAGCAACTCGCCGACGCCCAGGCCCGTCTGGACGCCATCAAGGCACGCCAAGCGTTCGGTCCCGAAGTCGCACCCGCCCCCAATTTGGTCGCCGTCGGCGACGAACTCGCGCAAGCTGAAGCCGACCGTGACCTCGCCGCCTACGGAGCTGCGATGGCCGCCCGCAACCAGTACGCATTTGCCCAGCCGACATACGCAACGCGCCCAGCAACCGGCGAAATTGGCTTGCGTCCAACACCATTCGATGTTGCGCTCGCCGACACAATCAGCACCGACATTTACAACCAGCCCGAATACCAGCAGCAGGTTGCGCCACTTGAACAACTTGCAACCGACATAGCTGCCATCCCCCGATATGAACTCGCCCAGCAGATGGCGACCCAATACTTCGGCATGGATCCGGCACTTGCGGCGGGAATGTTCACGCCCCAGGTCGACATCGACTACATGGACATGATGACCGACTATCAGACCGCACAAAACCTTGCGGCCGGTATCAATCCGAACGCCACCACCGAAGACATCTTGTTGTCTCTTGATCCGTCCGGCCAGCGACTCCGGCAATACCAGGAGCAGCGCGCCATCGAGGCCGAGAACAAACTGCTAGAAGGCGCGCGTACAGCGGCCGAAGAACAGGCCGACATTGACATTCAGACCAACACGGGCTTTTCTGTCAAACAGGCCGCAGGTAGCGACTTCTCGCTTGCCACCGCTCGAGGATATTTGACCGACCAGGCATTCGTTGCCACCGCAACAAATGCTGTGGCAACCATGCAGGATCTGCAAGCACTAAGCGCCGACGAACGAAAACTGTATGCAGACAACTTCGCCGCCCAATATCTAGCCAACGAGGCCGACCCCGTCGGCGCACAAATTCTCTTGAACATCCTGTACGGATTCACATTTGCTATTGATGTTCCATTGCTGAACCCGGCCCAAACAGCCGCTGACGCATTGGGCTGACATGGCAACCGCCAAACTGAAGCCACCTGCCGGTCGCCGCATTATCGAACTGCCGAACGCGCCCCAAGGTGCGCCGACGAGCGGAACCCTGGTGCGAATCAACCCACCGGCGAAACGACAAGTCGCGACTGGTGGTATGGACTTCGAGGTGCCGGGCGCACCGAAAGAAGAAGCCGGTGGATCCAGTTTTACTCGCGGCGCATTATCAATGCTTGGCGACATTATTCCCGGTTCAGTCGGTGAAAATATCGGCGGCATCCCAAGGGCCGTCGGCAGCATCATCAAAGGTCTGCCAATCTTCTTCGGCAAAGGATTACAAACCGCCGCCGGAGCAACCGAACTTCTCAGCCCAGCAGGTCAGGCAAGAGTTGCTACCGGACAAAGTCGCCTGCAAGAGGATTGGCGCAAAGGTCAAGAACTTGGATTGGAAGGCGACGCCCTCGTCTTCTATTCGCTTCAGCGTCAACTTCCACTCGCCGGTGATTACGGAACATCGGTCGTTCAGACGGGACGCAACATCGCCGAATTGGCAACAGCCGGACGCTACGACTACGGCGACAACGGAATCAATTATGCTCGAGCATGGGAACAAGGCAACCTTGGCGGCCTGCTCATTGAAGACCTCGGCAACATTGTGCTTCTCGGTCGAGGCGCAGGTCTTGGAAACGTCATCGCCCGAGGTGGACAGGCCGTCAGTCGCGCCGGAGCACCACGACTCGGACAGGCAATTACCACCACCGGCCGTTTCGCAGAAGAACCAATCGGAACGATGGGCCGAGGCACAGCACGACTTGTTGCGCCAGCCGCACAACGGGCAGGCATGCCACGCACCGCCGCCGCCGCCGGACGAATCGCCGCAGCCATTCCCGACACAACCGCCGGAGTCGGCCCGTTCCGACAGACCGTCACCGAAATCACCGGCGCATCACGAGGCCGAGCCGCCGGACGCTGGGACCAGTTGCAAGTCGAAATCAACGACCTCGCCGACGAACGAAACAGCCTGATCGCGTTCGACCCGAACAACCCGAGAATTGCCGAAATCAACACCAAGATCGGCCAGCTCGAGAAGCGTCAGGACAGCGCGCTGATCCGAGCCGGGTTCCCGAAAGATGTTCGGACGCAGATCCGTCAAGGTCAACAGAACTACGAGGCATACCGAACTGCGTTCCAAGAAACGTCGGCCCAGTTTGCTAAGGCCGGTATTGAACCTCGGTCGCGCCAGTTGTTGGAGGCTGAAGCCGGACGCAAACGAGCCGAGGCCGCACGCCTGCGCGAACAGGGAGAAACCGCTCGAGCCGACGAACTGGATAGGCAAGCCGATCAGGCGATCCTGTTCGCCGAACTAAACGACCAATATCCCGGCGTCCTGAACGGCCCGGTGCGCGCCGAAGTGTCACCGGCCGCCCACATCATCCTTGACGAGCAGGTGCCGTTCATCCGGCAAATGATTGACGAAGGAATGAACGCCCAGCAGATCGCCAACCTGCTCACGTCGCCCCGAGTTGCCCCCGACATCCAATACCGTGGCTACCGCTACTCGGCCGCCGACGTGCAGTATCTGATCGACTACCTGAACGGCACCCTGAACCCGGCCGAAATGGTCGCCCTAGTCGCCGTCTACAACCACTACAAGAACTGGAGCGACTGGTTCACCGCCCAACAGCTCGCCGGACGAGGACGCAAAGAACCGTTGAGTTACGTCGCCCTCCAGCGCACCCCCGACCCGAAGAAACTCCTTGAGTTCATTGACCGTTACGGCAAAGCCGGTCAGGAACTGATGCGAGTCTTGGACGAGACGCTCGCTCTGATCGCCGAACAAACATCGCCTGGCATCCTCGACGAGTTCGGATTCAACCCCGAGTCGCCCACCGGCGTGTTCAAAGCGTTCGCCGACACCGACTACGGAAGCATCCCATTCAACCTTGCCAACGCAGCCATCATCGTGCGCTACGCCGAACTAGCCACCAACCCGCAGTTCACGCAAATCTTCCGAAGCCCCGACATTTACCCGCCGAACATGCGGAGACTGATGGAAGCCGAAGAACGGTTCATGGCTGGGACACGCGCCGAAGCAGTTCAATCCATGCTGGACGACCTGAAACTTATTGCAGAACAATTTGCCGACTTCCTTGACCAGCGCACCCTGGACGCCATCGCCGCCCGAATCGCCAAACTGGAAAACACGCCAGCCGCGTTTGACCGCGTGCAGTTCAACCGGCTCGCCGACTCCGTAGCACGCATGGCCGCTCGCGCCCTGAAGCGTCTCGAGGCCGCCGCCCAGGCCACCGACATTCTGACCGAACAACAGCAGGCCATCCTTGCCGACATTGAGTTCGGATACAGCACCCTCAATTCGCTTGAGGCATATCTTCGGAACCTGGCCGAAGGCGACCCCGCTATGTCGCCCCGACTCCGTACCGCTGAAGCCAACCAGCAGGCACTCGCCGACGAGAAGGCCGCTCTCGTTTCCGAGAAAACGCAACTAGACGAGCAGTTCGCTGCCCAGCGGGCCGAACAAGAACCGCGCCTCAAGCAGGCCCAGGAACAAGTGGCGGGCATTGAAGGCCAACGGGCGACGATCAGCGACGAAATCAGTACGTTGGCAACACAACGCGAAACCCTTCAAGCAGAACTCAACAGAGCACAGCAAGACCTGATCGACTTTGAAACCTACGGGGTCGGCGATGGTGCGGTCGCTGTGGTGGACGACTACCAGAAACTTCTGGACGCGCGCGACCAGGGCATCGGCCCCGAACGAATTACAGACGCCGATGCTCGAGCAGCCAAAAAAGCGGCAGTTGACGAAGCCAACCAGGAAGTCGCACGCGCTATGGGCGACCTGGATGACATGGGAGTCAATTCTCGTTTCCCATTTCGACGGAACACCACCGTTGATGAGAGCGGGACAGAACGTATCGGCGTCACCAAAGAAGACATCATGGTCGGCCTGGAACGCCAGTTGCCGGACACGCCCGAGCAACCGTGGCTTACCGAATTTCTTGAGACATACACCGCAGAAGACGGCGCACCGATTGACAGCCGCATTCCCGAAGGCATGGACCTTGACGAGGCCGCATACATTGAACAAGCCGCCCGCCTTTTCCGTTCAGCCAAGGAGGCAGAAGAAGTTGCCAAGGACGCACAAAAGCGTTCTCTGAAGAAATACAAGGACGACCTTAGAGCGCAAACAGAAAACCCGCTTGACGAGTTCCTCCGTAGCGACAGCGCAACTGGCCTGCCAGCCGAAAGCGTGGAGCGCCTGTTCCGCATGTTGCAGGAAGGCCCGGATGCCACACGCACTCGAGTCAGCGAACTAAACGATCAGCTCGCAACCATTGAGCGCAAGATCGCCGATGCCACAACCAAATCACAAGACCTGGGCGAACAGGCTCGTCTCGCTCGGCGCGAAACAGAATTAGTTTACGAAACGCCGACGCTTCGCCGAGCGTCTGAAATTGAAAGACGTCTACGTCAGATCAGACGCCAGGAAGCACCTCGCCGTCGTGCCGTCGAGTTCGCCCGCAAAGCCGAACCTGCAGAAGCCCTCAGAGCAGAACGCGCCCGGCTTCGTGGCGTGGGTCGCGTACTGCGACCCGAAGCGGGAGCCGAAGGGCCAAGGGGCGCACAGATCCTGCGCGGTGTTCGCACAGCCGCCGAGAAGCGTTTGGCCCGCCTGGAAGGTGAAGAAGCCGCTAAGACGGCCGTCATCTCGCGTCTGAAGACCGAACAGCAGAGACTGTCGGCCCTGGAAAGCCAAGCCCGTGGTGCTCGAGACGCCGCCGTCAACGCCGTCGAAACCCAACAGCGTCAACCGTTCGGCCCGTTGCGTACCGGCCTGTCAGGACGCACCACCTACATGCCTGGTGGCATGACACAGAACGTGCGAAACGCCCGAAACATCGCAACCGAAATGCGATCCGACGGCGCGGCCCCACAGTTGAAGACCCAGGCCGAACTGTCCAGGTTCACCGCCATCCAGCCGTTGTCGCTGGAAGAAACCGCCATCAAGATCGGCGAACTAACCAACGCTTTCAACCGCCATGTCATCGTGGAAGAAATCCTGACCGATCCGAACATGACGAAGAACCCGGTGTCGCTGTTGGGAGTTGAGCGCATCGACGCCATCCGCACCAAGGCCGAACAGCGTGTCATGGAGCAGACCCGAACCCAAACCCAGGAAGGTCTGACCCGATCCCAGCAGGACATCGACGCCGCCGTCCGGCAGGAGTTCGGCCGTCTGCTGACCGAAGAAATCAACCGGGCTGGCTACGAGCCTGTGTCGCGTGTCGACGTCGATCCCGAAACCGGCCAGCACGAAGCCGTCGGCAACTTGCTCGACAAAGTCGCGCCTGAGGACGTCAACGAATCCACGTTCCTGATGCGCCGAGGTATGGCCGAACGCATCGTGCAAGAGTTCGTGTCCAAAGCCGCGACCAACATTCCCGACCGCGTTGCCAACCTCGCCCAGTCCATCGGCAACCTGACTGGTGGCTGGAAGACGATGGTGCTTCCGTTCTCGCTCCGCTGGCAGATCGGCGACCTTGCAGGCAACGTGATGAACGCCTGGATGATCGGCGACGTACCTCCGAACATCCTGATCGCCCGCATGATGGAAGTCAACCAGCGTCTCGGCATCGACCGAAAGAACGTGCTGGACGCAGCCGACATCGCCTACGACGGTTTGGTCAAAGTGCTACAAGACGCAGGTTTGCAAGCTCGAAGCGTGAAGTTGTCGTCCATCGCTGCGCTCCGAAGCCCCGAAGCGAACCCGGCCACAGCGATCAACGACCTGAACATGATGTTCGGCCCGCTTCAACAGTTGCGCCGGAACGCATTCAAGTTCAACGAGTTCCAAAACCTGGTGGCACGAACTGCGTTCGCCATCGAGAAACTGAATCAGATCCTGACCCAGCAGGGCCGATCCATTGAGGAAGTCACCCCACAAAGCCTCTATAACGATCCGGTGTTGACCAAAGCCATTCAAGACGCCGTGGCCGAAACACACAAGGCGCTTGGAGCGTTCTCTGAAATGTCGCCGTGGGAACGACGAGTGATCCGGCAGGTCTACCCGTTCTGGGCGTGGGTACGATTCATCAACAAGGCCGCCGTCAACCTCGTCATCGACAACCCCGACCGTGTGCTGTTCACCCTCGCCCTCGGAAGCATGGTGTCGGAACCGGACGACACCGGCTACTTCTCATTCCTGCAAGGCACTATTCCCATCTCGGGCATCTACACGAACCTCGAGTTCCTGGTCCCATATCAGGACGCCATCATCTTCGGCGAGAACCCGGTCGCCCGTTTGCAGGAAACCGTCACCGGCCTGTCGCCTGTGATCCGAACCCCGATGCGCGCCGCCGGACTCCTAACCCAGTACGCCACCGGATGGCAAACTTGGCCGTTCGACACCGTCTCCCAGCCGTCATACCTGGAAGGTCGCCCCGGCCAATCACAGCGCGACGTCGGCATCCTCGCCGGAGAACTTGCCTACCTGTTCCTAAAAGACTGGGGTGGGCCGTTACGAACGTCGCTGGAATGGTTGCCGTCCAACATCCCTGGCCTAACCGAACAGGGTCGCATCATCGGCACCGATGTCGCTGTCGGCCCCGGCCCTCGCTTCGCTCAAGGTTCGCTTCGCACTACCGGCCGATACGCCGAACCCCGCCTGTCCGGCACCCAACAGCGTCTCAGCGCCATCATGCGCGCCCTCGGTGTCCCAGGCGCACCTATCGCCGACGTGGAAGCCATCCGACAGCAATCTCAGCAGGGCAGACTGTTGGATCAAAGAGCACGACTCCGCAAACAACAAGAAATGTTGAGGTCACGACTTGGCTGAAAACTGGTATCTCGAGGTGCATGGCCGACGCCCTACCACCCTCAACCAGGAACGCAAACAGAACAACTGGGGCCGACGGGCCAGCGACACCAAGTGGTGGCGCACCATGTTCGCCGAGGCCGCCCTGGAGGCTGGCATCCCCCAATACGAGAAGATCAGAGTGTCGGTGGTCCCGCTCCACAAGAACGGCCGATCCCCCCAGGACACGGCCGCCTGCTTCCCGGCCGCCAAGGCCGCCATTGACGGTCTTGTCGACGCCGGAATCATCGAAGATGACACGCCGGACATTCTGACCCGAATAGACTTCCATGCACCGCTTGTCGACGGTGTCGACGGGCTACGAATCGTCGTCTGGAGCGCATAATGGCACAAGCACCTATTCAGGGATTGGCAGCAATGATGGCCGGTGGCATGCCTGGTGGCATGGGCATGGGCGGCGAGATGGGGAACGAGGCAGAAGAAATGGCCCCGTGTCCCGTCTGCATGGGAACCGGCATGGTCACCGAGGATGTCGCCGAGGCGATGGGTGGCGGTATGCCGTCTGGCCTCGCGATGCGGATGCCCCCGCAGTTGGCCCCGATGCCTGCCCCGCAGGGTGGTGGCATGGTGCCGCCGATGAGCATGGGTGCGTGATGGCCTCTCCCGCTTGGCAGCGCAAGGAAGGCAAGAACCCTGAGGGTGGCCTGAACGCCGCCGGTCGAGCCTCCTACAAGCGTGAGACGGGTGGGACGTTGCAAGCCCCGGTCAAGGGTCGCCCGTCCGGCCCCGAAGAAATACGCCGCAAGGGATCATTCCTGTCGCGCATGGGCAACATGGCTGGCCCCGAACGTAAGCCGAACGGCGAACCGACCCGACTACTGTTGTCCCTGCAAGCCTGGGGCGCAGACTCCAAGGCCGAAGCCAAGAGCATGGGCAAGCGCCTGCTCGAGCAGTACGCCAAGCAGAAAGCAGACAAGCGATGAAGAAGGCATTCTGGGAAACCGACAATCCGAAGAAGAAGTCGAAGACTCTCGGCCCCGAAGGCGTCGCCCTTGCCAAGCGCCTGGCTTCCGAGGCTGGCCGCCCGTACCCTAATCTGGTGGACAACGCTCGAGCTGCAAGGAGACTGAAGTGAACGAGGCGAAGATCGGCAAAGTCATGGGCGAGTTCAAGCGCGGCAAGCTCCGCTCCGGCTCCAAGACTGGCCCGAAGGTGACAAACCCGACGCAGGCTCTCGCCATTGCGATGAGCGAAGCCGGGATGTCACAGAACCGCAGGTAGTCAACACATTACGGTTGTATGACGTGACAGTACGTCGCGACCTAGTAATCTGGCGGTACGCACACAAACGCAGACTCGACGGCTCCGGCCTCGTCTGCCGTAACAGGAGGATTCCATGCGTACCATCACCAAAACCTTGTTCGTCTTTGCGTTATCGGCCTGCGGGGTCGCTCTCGCCGAGGCTCCAGCCCCTACCACCGCCCCAGCCCCAACAACCACCGTCGCACCCACCACGACCACGACGCCGCCCACCACGACGTCGACCGTTGCCCCGACCGCCACAACAACGACGCTCCCGGCGCTGACGTTCACGCCAAAGTGTGCGAACCTGATCCCGTTCGCTCGAGCCGCCGGTTTCCCCGAGCACGAGCTTGAGCACCTTGACCGCCTGGCGTGGCGCGAATCTCGTTGCGACATTGACTACGGCACCGGCCAGCCACGATGCGCCCACAACGGCGATGATCCTGGTAGCGGAAAGTTCAAAGGCAGTTGGGGCGCCTGGCAAATCAATCAGAGCTGGACGGTGAAGAACCGCTGGAACCCGCACCCGGCTGGTTACCTCGGCAACCTTGGCATCCTTGACGAAACGACCGACCTGTGCTCGTGGGAAGTGAACGCTCAAGCCGCCTTCGCCCTGTACCAGTATTCAATCGACCGCCACGGTTACGAAAAAAGATGGTGGCAATGGAAGTTGTGACTTGACAGTCGGGTGACCGTACCGGATAATGGGTGTATGGGGAACACGAAGACCTGCTCAGTAGACGGATGCGACAACAAGCATTACGGCCACGGGTATTGCAACAAGCATTACCAAAAGTGGAAAACATACGGTGACCCTTTGGTCGACAAAACAAAATATCGCGGCCAATGTTCAGTCAAAGACTGCAACAGCCCCCATTACGGCAACGGCCTGTGTAGCAAACACAACGCTCGACTAACTCGACACGGCAGCGTTTCAATCAATTTGCGTCCCAAAGTCGGGATTTGCCACAACAAAAATTGCAGCGCAAAAGCAGAAACTCATGGTTATTGCGCGGATCACTACATCAAAATGAGAACTGCGGGGAAAATGGTTTGCGCTATTGATGGGTGCAACAAAAAAATCTTTGCTCGCGGTTGGTGCTCTGCCCACTACAGCCTTTGGCGCGAACATGGGACGCCGGAACGTCAACGTATCGTCAACACCGTTTGCACTGTGGATGGTTGTGGGAAAAAGGCAACCGCCAAACATATGTGCAATATGCACTATCACCGTTGGAAAAACCACGGCGATGCACTTTATGAGCCATCTACACCGGCTGAAACTGTTGACCAAATCAAATGGCTCGCCCCAGGCGAGCAAGGATATGTCTACGGCACGTTCAAAAATAAGCGTGTTTCACAGCACCGGGTCGTGTGGGAGCAGCGTCACGGTCGTGCGCTACACCCCTTTGAGAACATTCACCACATCAACGGCATCCGGCACGACAACCGGATTGAAAACCTCGAACTATGGACAAAACCCCAGCCAACGGGCCAGCGCCCCGAAGACCTCGTCGCATGGGTAGTGGAGAACTACCCCGACATGATCGCCAAACAAATGAAAGGGAAAACCAATGACCAACCTGCCAGTCCCCGTCGCCAACGAAGTGGCAACGGCAACAACAAGCGGCCTGCGAGCCGACCTGATGCGAGCCGACGAACGTCGCGCCGAGCTGTACGCAGCCGGTGATTGGCAGACGCTCGCCTGGGTCGTGAACGAGGCACGCAAGATCAAGTTCGAGCTGGACGCCTTCGTCCGTGAATGTGAGGAAAATGTTGCCGCGCTCATGCCTAACAAGAAGGAAGCCATCGACGGACTCGGCGTTATCGAAAAGCGCACGACGTCATCCCGCAAATGGGAGTCGCCCGAACTGCTTCGACACCTCGTCCGAACCACCCTCGACCCCGACGGCACCGGCGAACTGAAGACCGAGAACATCATGCAGTTGCTCGGCCTGCTCGAGCAGGTGCTCCCGCTGACCGGCTCGCTTGGCTGGCGTGTCACACCCCTGCGCGAACATGGCATCAACGTCGATTCGTACTCTGAGGTGACGTACGGTCGATCCAACATCCAGATCACCAACTAGAAGGGAAAGCAATGACAACCAACCTGCCCGAACCCGCACGGCCTTTGTCGCCTGCGGAAGTGTCATGGAAAGTGGCACAGAAGATTGCGAACACCCCGTTCGTGCCGACCGCCTTCCGAGGCAAGCCCGAATCGGTGTACGCCGCCGTCCTGTACGGCGAGGAAATCGGCCTCGGCCCCATGCAGTCGTTGACACAGATCCACGTCATCGAAGGCAAGCCGTCGCTGTCGCCCGAAGGCATGCGCGGCCTCGTCCTGAAAGCCGGTCACCGCATCGACGTGAAGGTCGCCAGCAACGACCGTGTCGTCCTGTACGGCCGTCGTTCCGACTCCGGCTCCGAAGCCACCGTCGAATGGACCCTGAAGGACGCCCAGCTCGCTGGCCTGGCTGGCCGGGGCGCGTGGAAGACGTACCCTCGAGCCATGCTCCTGGCCCGAGCCACCTCGGAACTGTGCCGCATGCTGTTCGCCGACATCATCGCCGGACTGTCCTACACCCCGGAGGAAGTCATGTCCATCTCCGGCCAGGAGTACGAGATGCAGGCTCCAGAAGCCCCTCAGACGGCCCTGGATGCCCCTCAGACGCCCGCTGAGCCGATCCCCGCAGAGATAGTGCTCGAGAACGTCACAGCCCCGTCAGCGGTCGCCGAGCCGGTGGTCGAAACGTCGTGGGACGCCGAGGAGGAATGGCGCGAGCACTTCCCCGACGCCATCGTCCACGAAGCCGAAATCGTGGAGGACCGCCCGGCCCCGACCAACGACCGTGTCGCGTCGGCCAAGCAGTTGAACATGATCCGAGCCATCGCCCGCGGCGTGAACATCGGCAACGACGAACTGCCCGCCCTCGTCTCCGGCATCGTGGGTCGAGACATCAACCTGCTTCAGGCCATCCGCATGGACGAAGTCGACACGATCATCACCTACCTGCGGAAATTGGAGGGATGATGTTTCGACGCCGCTACCGCACCCCAGAATCCGAAGTTAGGTTCATGCGCCAGCATCTCCGCGAATGCGCCCGTGTTATTGACGAACTGCGCGTCGAGCGTGACCAGCTCCGTCTCCGAGGCGACCGACTTGTTCAAGAACTGGACAAAGCCGACGAAACCATTGAGTCAGCCTGGCGCATCGGTGACGCCGTCTCAGCATGGAGGGAATACAGCCATGACTGAAAAGTTCTACATGCCCTGGGAAAACCAGGTGGACGACTCGTTCAAAGAGCACGCTGCGTGCCGTGGCATGAACCCCGAACTGTTCATGCCCGGCGTCGGCGAGAATGGCAAAGAAGCCAAGGTGATCTGCAACGGCACTCCCGCCAAGAAAGGCCACCCCGGCACGCCGCCCTGCCCCGTCAAGCAAGAATGCCTCGAGTACGCCCTGCAACTACCGGGCATCACCGTCGGGGTCTTCGGAGGCACCACCGAACGAGAACGACGCCTACTGAAACGACAAATCATCTCCGGCGTGAACTACATCTCAAACAAGCCGGTCGCCGTCAACGCCAAACGCCCCATGCGACACGGCACGTCGGCCGGATACGAGCAGCACCGTCGTCGCAAAGAACCACCGTGCGACGCCTGCAAGGAGGCACATGCACAAGCCTCTCGAGGGTGGCGAAACCGGGACAACGACCCCGTGACAATGCCAACATTGAAGACTCTCGTACACTTGGTACATGCCGAAAATGCACGGGCATCACGAACCCCCCACCGAAGCCGACTGTGACATGTGCGGGCAAGCCGTCAACCCGGTCACCCGCCACAACTTCCAGCCACAAACCGGCACCATCACCTGCAACACCTGCCAACAACACAGCGTCTACTACAAATACAGAAGGGAAGAATGGGAATGACGAACGTCATCGAACTGCCATTGACATACCGAGCCAAAGATCCGGCAACCAGCCAGCAAGCACCAACCAAAACCAAACGCATGACCGCCATGTACCAGCTGCTGGAGGTCTACTGCCTGAACGACGTCACCGACGAGGAAGCCGTCGAGATGCTGATCGGCAGGCCCGCCACGCTCGCCGACGAAGGCAAGCGACGCCGGTGCTCGGACCTGCGCGCCCTCGGCTGGATCGCCCCGACCGGCGACACCCGCCCGAACGCATCGGGCCGCCAGCGCATCGTCTGCGCCATCACCGACGCTGGACGCGACGCCTGGATGGAGCGCCAGAATGGATGACAAGGACCGGATCATCGCCGAACTGCGCGAGCAAATCGAAGAACTCGAGACGCGCGTCTCCACCCTGGACATCGCCGTCAACCATTGGCAGCACAACTACAAGCAGCTCGACTTGCTCTACTCCCAGTTGGCCGGACGGTCGTGACCGATTTCCTGCTCACCGGGGTGATGGCGCTCTACATCACGGCGTTGCTCGTCGCATTCTGGAAAGCGTTCACCGAATGACCCGCGAAGAATGGATCGAGCACGGCATCAAACAGGGCTACTGCCTGCCGATCCGATGCGTCTACCATGACGGCACCGAGGAAACCCCAGAGCAGCTCGAGAGCGACGACCCATGCGTAATGATCCTGCAACTCACGGACCCATGAGCCAGACCTGGAGATGCCCGAAATGCACAAACACCGTCACGACCCACGTTCCCCTCTCGGCCCCACCTACATGCGGCAGGCATACTGGCAAGAGCGCAGTCGAGATGAAGGAATTGCCCAAGCCACAGGAGAACGAGTGATCTACAGCACCCTGATCCTCGCCGCCAGCATCCTGACCCTCGGAGCCACCTCGGCCCTCGTCCGAAAGATCAACAAGTGAAAGCCACCATTTTTATCGGCGACGTACTGACCCGCGTCAAAGAAATCCCTGATCAAACAGTCCAATGTGTTGTCACCTCTCCCCCGTATTGGGGCTTAAGAGACTATGGACACGACGGGCAGCTCGGCCTGGAACCGACACCCGAAGCATACGTCGAGAATATGGTTGCCGTGTTTCGCGAGGTACGCCGCATCCTCAAAGACGACGGGGTTCTATGGCTGAACCTCGGAGACTCCTACGCATCGGGAAAACAACTCGTCGGCATCCCCTGGCGTGTCGCCTTCGCCCTCCAAGCAGACGCCTGGTGGCTACGGCAAGACATCATCTGGCACAAACCAAACCCGATGCCCGAATCCGTCACCGATCGCTGCACCAAAGCCCACGAATACGTCTTCATACTCACCAAATCCAGCCGGTACTACTTCGATAACGAAGCCATCGCCGAAACAGCATTAAACGCTGGAAAAATAGGAGGTTCTTTCGCTGGCCGACAAGGAACCGCCGACTATCAAGCTCAAAGCGGAGGTGTCGGATCGCCAGCCAAAAACTACGAAACGCGCAACAAACGGTCTGTTTGGACTATCGCCACCAAACCATTTAAGGGCGCACATTTCGCCGTCATGCCTGAATCCCTCTGCGAACCACCCATCCTCGCCACAAGCAGGCCAGAAGACATCGTGTTCGACCCATTCACCGGATCTGGCACCGTCGCCACCGTCGCCCTACGCCACGGCAGAAACTACCTCGGCATCGAACTCAACCACGACTACACCCAAATCGCAGTAGACCGAATCAGCAATGATCAGCCGATGCTCAACGAAGTGGAAACAAAGTGACCCGCAACCGCATCAACATCGACGTCGATGACCGCATGGACGCCTGGATCAGCCTCACCGCCAAGGTCGCCGGAGTGTCCAAGACCGAAGCCGCTCGAGCACTACTGGCCCACATGCAGGACAATCACCTAGCCGACCCCCTCGACATCAGCCAGCGGGTTGAGCAGCACCGTCAATTAGCGAATCGTGCGCGCGGCCAGCGCCGAACCGATCCCCGTCCGGCTCCACCAGGATCTGTTCAATAACATCCGCGGTCGACACCGCCGCCACCGAACTCTCCATCCCGAGAGTCGTCCGAACCCACTCGTCGGTCGTGTGGCCCAGCCACTTCGCAATCACCGCAATCGGGACACCGCGATCGGCCTGGCGCATCACAGCGTGACGACGCAGATCCTGCACCGTGATATGGCGCCCCACCGTCTCCACCGACAGGATCTTCAAGTACTTCTGCACCCAGTCTGACGTCAGCTTGCCCGCCAACGGGATCGCCGGGCCGAACACCGACGACAGGCCCAACGTCAACACCTCGAGACGCCCATCGACCGGCACCTCACGGCGTCTCTGACGCCGAGACGACACCGTCACCAACGTGCGGCCCTCCCACGTCCGAACATGAGTCGCCGTCACCCGTAGAGCCTCGGCGCTATCAAGGCCGCAATAGGCCATCATCCCGACCAGCCACTCCCAACGCACGCCCTTCGCCGCGGCACCTTCCATGAGCACTTCCATCTCGGTTGGAGTCGGGATACGAACCGCTGAGAAGTTCCTGACACGCTTCGGGCGCTTCACGTTACGGAACCCGTGACCCTTGATGACGCCATGCTCGAGCAGGTAGTCGAACCACCGACACACGCCCGAGAACCGTGACTGCACCGACGACGACGAATACGACTCCTCTAGCCATTCCATGAACAGCTGAGCGTTCAGCACCGATCCGTCAAGAGCGTGAAGGTCATGCTCGGCGCACCAGCGTTGCCACAACATGATGTCTTTTTTGTACCGCGCCCGAGTATGAACCGACGCCTGATCCCCCAAGAACCGTGCCGTCGCAGACCGAACAGTCGCCATAATCAGAAATTACCCGCAATCGCGACAGGATGCACGCCAAATCGGGGGACAGACCCCGAAATTGCGCGAAATTTTCGGCCAGGATGCACGCCAAACAGCCCACACCCAGGATTCCTGGCCCCGGTCGGCTCGCCGCCCACCTCGACCCCACCCCGACCCACCCTCGGCCGGCCGTTGGTATGTCCTACATACAACCCGAGCACCCACCACCACCACCCGACCCGACCCGGTACGCGAAACGGCCCCGCACGACCGAAGTCGAGCGGGGCCGCAACAGGGCCGCAGGTAGATCACGTCGGCCCGTCTATCACCCCCCGATGACCAGCGGCAAACGACTCGACCAGGGCCACGAGTTGCCCCACCGTGGACGCAGCAGGAAGCCCGAGCACATGCCACCGAGCACCAGCACCACCGACCCGAGCGAGCCAGATCCCCCAGCCCGTGCCAGCGTGGCCGTATTCCCACCGCCAGCCCGTCGGCGCCGGTGGCAACGCCCGCACCAGCAACGGGAGACACCCGCGGCCATGCCGGTGCTCGACGTCACCACCCGAGCACATAGGCAGCCGGTAGACGTGGGTGGTCATTTCGGCCACCCCCGACGCCATGCCCACCCGAGCACCACGACCCCGAGCACGACAGGCCACCACGACCCACCACCCGAACCGCAAACCATGCCCGGTAGGTCACATTCAGCAGGAACCGCCGCCCACGTCACGACGTCACCGCCCGGTCACGCAGACGAACCGTCACCGCAGCACCAAGACGCCCGCCCGAGTTCCCCCGAGCCTGCCCACCGTGAACGAGAAACGTCACCGGACGACGTGACCCCGACGGGAGACAGACGCGGCACGCGATACACGCCCCGACGCCCGCGGCACCCTTACGAGCCGACGCCCGACGCCCATCGGCCCCAACAACGTGCGCGGGAGCGTCGACGCCATCGTTCACCCACCGACCCGCAGCAGGGCAAACCGTCGGCCGATCAGCCACCGCACCCGGAACCGACGCCCCAAGCCTGGCCCACAGCGCCGCAGCGTCGCCCGGATCAGCAGCGAGCAGCGCGACAGGCACCCCGTACCGAGCAGCGACCCGCCCCGCCTGGATCAGGTTCTCACGGTCGGCCGAAACGTACAGGGACAGACCCCGAGCGCGCACCAGATGGCGCACCATGCCCAGCGACCGAGTGTAAACCCAATGTTCGACCCCAGGAGTAGCGTCCACCGCCCGCACAATGGCGCGGGCATACCAATCCGCGAACACGTCGCCGTCACTGTGCCACCGGAACGCAGGACGCCCGACACCGCGCGCACGTTGCGCCCGTTCCGACACCCGCACCAACTCGCCCAGCGCGTCACCGACCGCACGAACACCCCCGCACCCATACAGGTGCTGAAGCCCCGCAAGGTTCCCAGCCGCACCACGACGGAACCCAGGCGCCCACGCTTCCAGCCCCGCGGCGTAACAGTTCCGACACTCCGACGTCGCACCAACGCACGACCCGCCCAGGTGAATCGGCCCAGCAGGTAGGGGAAACGCATTAGCCACCACCGCCACCGCCCGCCCCGACGGTTCCACCCGCACCCCCGGCGCAGTCTTCGCGTCATGGTGAAGCATGAACGGCACCAGCGCACCGCAACGGCACGGCACCACCACCCGGCCGCCCGTGTCGGCCGCCGTAGCGAAATACTCCGAGCGCGTCACAACCGCACCCCCGCACACGACCGACACACTTCGACCACGTCGCGAGAATCGCCGAGCACGTCCCACACCACGACCGCACCAGTACCCGCGACGAAATCGTGAGAGTTCCCGACCAGATCGCCCGCAGGACACGCCGAGCGCACCCGAAACCGAGCCACACAACACAACAGTGGCCCCGGCTGAGTTCGACCGTGACGAACACACCACGACCCCGCCGGAGCACCGCACGCCGGACAAGCGACCAGCGTCACCACGTCGCCCGCCGTCACAATCTCACCCCCCGCCACCGTTCCGAAATAGCAACCAGCGTTGCCGCGTCGTCGTCGGACACAACCGCACGACCGACCAGCGGGACCGCAATCCACGACGCCGCCCCAGTCGTCACGATCGCCCAATAAGCCGAGGGCAACCGCTCGCCGTGCTTCTCGATCCACTTAGTGACCGCGTCTATCGCCCGATCGCACGTACTAAGGTCGTACCGATACGGCACCACCACCCGACGCCCATCGGAATCATCGCGCACGACGTACCGAGCACCACGCCCGCCCGCAGTCGGCCCCAGATACCGAACCGATAGCGGCCGCGTCCAGTGGTATTCGATCCGATGACTAACACCGCCGCCGCTCACGACTCCCACCCCCCGGAATAGATGCGACCTTCGTCGCCGAGGTCCGTGCGGTCTTCGTAGGCCATATCGAGATGGTCGGCCGGTCCCACCACTGGCACAGACTGACGTGCCGTAGCAATGTCGACCCGACTACCCGTTCGGACATTGCCACGCGCTACCAGCGCGTAAATGTCCTCCCACGATGACCCACAATCCGTGCAGTCAATCCACTGTGACACCGTGTCACCATCGCCGAACTCAAGCCCGTCGCCAACGACGTCGTCACCAGCGCAAACAGGACACACCGACGGCACCGGAGCACCAACAGACAACCCAACACCCGCAGACAACCGCTGAACAAACTGCCACGCCGCTACCAGATCAGCCACCGACACACCAGCAGCCCGAGCAACATCACCCGCCCGCCAGCCGCCCTCGGTCTCAATAACGTCAGCCTCGCGGCCCGTCAGGTCGTCCCAATGAAACACCGCCGACGCAGCAGCGCCGACAATGGAGCCACCGTCCTCGCAGACATACACGCGGGACAGATCAGCCCCGGTACTACCTAACAACCGTTCGCGCATGGCGAACCCCCTTACAGATGAACCGCCGCAGCGGTAGCAGTACCCACCATGAGCACCGCAGCGCGTGCCGGGGGACCGAACCCCGACGAACCCCACCAGGGGACACGCCGACTAGATCAGTCTTCCCGCGTTTCGCACTCGTCACCGTGCTGGCACGGATCATCGGTGCCAACGTCATCGACATGGACACGCAACCCGCAGCAGGGCTGCCGCCCGTAATCGGGATCAGCACACCCGTCGTCATACGGCCCATGACCACAACGACCCACAACGCACAGATCAGCACCCCGCCCGCCATGATCCACCGCAGAGAACTTCACAAACCCCGCCCCGTCATGCACCCGCGGCAACGACCGACACGGCGCCGGACGATCAAACCGCCGCACCGGAAACGCAGCCAACTTCACACCCAGAAACCGCGCCCAGTTCCCCGCGTCGCAGTCTTCTTCGAGATACACCAACCCGCGCTCACGATCAACATACGAGAACGACGACACCGACACACCCGACACCGACGCGAGCGGAACACACAGCCACGCGTGACCAGGATCCACCACCCACCAGGCCGAAGGCGCACCCACCACACCCGCCGCATGACGCCGAGCGTCACACCCAGCCGACACACCCGAGCGATACGCATGATCAGACAAACACGGCGACCCAGGCGGCGCACAGCACGCTGGACACTCGACCGACAGAACAGAAACCGCACCAGACATGGCGCCCCCTATGGGATAACCGACCGCAGCCGGGAAGCCCGCCCCAGCGACGGACTCCACCCCACAGAATACCGGAACTGATTACCCGGAGTCGATCAGAAAAAGAGATACGAGGGTATCTGTTGGGGCGATACCACCGCCCGTGGTCACGCGACCACGCACCGTGTCGGGAGGCACGCCACCGGGTCAGGGGATCGACGTTCTCGGCACTGACCCCTGCCCTGTCTCGATCAGGGCGGCCGACTCAGGCCACCCGACGCGCCGAGCCGAATGGCGAGAGCGCAACACTCCGCCCATGCCCCATGCCCGCCCATGCCCGACACCGACCGGGTGCGACGTCGTACCCCACCACCTGCCGGGTGGCGATGGCCCATGCCCCTACCCCCCGCCGCACCCCCAGAGGGGGACCCCCACCCCCCTCTACCAATACACCTTCCCGTATTTTTTGACCCCCGCTATGGCGGTGTGGGCATGACGCTTCCCGTTATGGTTCGGTCACCGCTCTCGAGCGGGAAGGTCAAGGGATGCTCCCGCCTCGCTACGCTCGTTGGGCTGGCGCCCTCGCTTCGCTCGGTTGCCCTCGGGGCATCCGGGTCGCTTTGGCGACCTGTCTGCTGTGCGCCAGCCTTGTATCCAAGACACAGATGGCTTACGTCCTCCCGTTGGTAGCCCTACGCCGAACCAACTGCCGGACCTTGACGATGTCCACTCGTGTTTTCCGTGATGCACTATTTCAACTCCTACCCTCGACTTACGCTCGAGCGCATCCCATACGACTGTGGGACGATCAGGCAACGAAGGTTTGGCCCCGTTTCCGGCTACGTTGTCCCTTCGCTCCCGGCTGAACGGGCTTACTGCGGGCCATGACCACCCTTGCGGGATCGGCTGAGTTGTAGTGCTAGACGCTAGATGCGCCCGCGACGCTTGTTCTCCTGCCAACGGGCCGCATCACGGGCAGCCTGCGCCAGCAGTTGAGAATCGCTGATCGGCTTCTTGGGCTTCAAATCCTTCCGACGACCCGTGGTCATCGAGGTTCCAGCCATGCCGTTGCGTCGCATGTCGGAGACGATACCACAAGCGTGTGGTAACTTGAGGCGCGAAAGGGGAACCCGTATGACCAAAGTAGAAGAATTGATGTCGTCCGTCGCCAAACTCGGCAACGACATGCTCGTCGCACAGGCCCGAGCCGCCCTCGAGATTGACGGCCACGACCCGACACCCGAGTTCTGCAAGGCCGCTTTTGTCGGTGTCGCCCACCTCGAGGAAATCGCCCGGCGCGCCCACGACGTCGGCACCCTCACCACCACGGAAATGCTGGCCTGCCAGTCCGTGGCGAGTCTCTGCATGCAGATCTGGGCCACCTTGCACGACATCCTGACCGGAGACATCGAGCTGTGACTGACGACATCGTGACCCGACTACGGGCAGAGTTCGACTCATGCACCTGTTCTGGGTTCGACGACTGCGACTGCAAACAATGCCACAAACGCACGAACTGCAACCTGTACGACCTCGTAGGGCAGGCCGCCGACGAGATCGAACGGCTACGAGCCGAAGTTGCCCGTCTAGGGTCATTCCTGCATCCAGTTGGAATGGTCGTCAACACCTATGGGACGAGCCTGACGAAAAGAGCAAGAGATGAAACCTGACGACATCGTGACCCACGGAGTGGACGATGCCCGCTAAGAAGGTTTGGAAAGACGCCGACGACATCACCGACGGCATCACCGGACGCAAACCCACCGCGCCCCGACCGCCGAAACTTGTGGTTGACGCCATCGATGACCTCCCCGTCATGTCCAAGGGTGAGAAAAAAGAGATAGAACGGGCCAAACGGGCCGCCGACATCGAAGAATCCCGCGTCAAACGGCAGCTCGAGAAGGAAGAACAACGCAAACGGGCCGACCAGTTGAAGGCAATGGGCGAAGAACTGCTCGCCCGAGGGGTCGCCTCCCGCGAAATCCTGCCCAAACTGGCCCAGTCCATCATCGTTGACCTCGGCCTGCGTCTCGTTTCGGGCGAATGGGAAATCAAATCGGCCGAAGAAGCCACCAAAGTGTCCAAAATCTGGTACGACATCCTCCGATTGGAGATGGGACAGGCCACCACCATCAACGAACAGCGTGTCGGCACCCCCGAAGACCGTCTATCCCGCCTGGAAGAACTCAAATTGGAGGCCAAACGCCGTGTCGAAGCCGGATTGCGGGCGATTGGAGACGGATCAGGGTGAATTTGCTGTCAGACGACGAGTTTGTCCAACTATCTGCCGCCGAACAGGACGAATACCTGCGTCTACTTGAGGCAGACCTCCAATCCTGGCGCCTGACCGGCAACATTCGGCAAGAACGCGCCCACATTCTCGTCGGCAAAACCGATTGGCTGCTTTACGGCGGGGCCGCAGGTGGAGGCAAGTCCGAACTGCTGGCCTACCACGCCCACGAACTCTCGGCCAAATACCCAGGCCACCGCACCCTGCTGATCCGAACCGCCCTACCCGAGTTGCGCCGGTCCCTCATCATCCGCTCCCAGGTGCGGTACGCCCAACTAGACGTATCCGCTCAGTTGCGATCCATCGACAACGTGAAAGCCTGGTGGTACGACAACGGGTCGATCATCGAATACGGCTACTGCTCTCGAGATGAGGACGTCGGCCAGTTCATGTCGGCCGAATACGACTTCATCGGATTCGATGAGGCCACCCAGTTCACCCCCTACCAGATGCTGATGATCTCCGGCCGACTCCGTACCAGCCGCCGCATGGCGTCCCTCGGGGTACGAACCCACGTCATGTTCGCCACCAACCCCGGCGACAGGGGCCATACCTTCCTCTACAAGATGCTCGTCCAGCCCACGGCCAACGGCCGGTACGCCGTCGTCTACGACGTGCGGGAAGGCTTCGAGAACCCCGACGTCGTCCGGCGGGTCGAACTGCCCGACGACAACAACGAACTCGCCAAAGTCGACATCCCCCACGACCCGAACGACCATCTCGTCGTCGCCTTCGTCCCGTCGACCGTCGACGACAACCCCCACATCGACCCCACCTACCGCAAACACCTATCCATGCTGCCGGAAACCGAACGCAAGCAGAAACTGCTCGGCGACTGGGATACCTTCACCGGCCAGTATTTCACCGAGTTTCGACGCGACCTCCACGTCGTCACCCCGTTCGCCATCCCCGCCGACTGGCCCCGGTATCGAGGGATCGACTTCGGAACCGCCAACCCATACTGCTGCCTATGGGGCGCATGGGACCCCGCCGACGGCACCTGCTACGTCTACCGGGAGGACTACAGCAAAGGACTCACCGCCGCCCAGCAGGCAGGCCGAGTCAAAGAGCTATCCAAGATCGACGGCAAGCCCGAACACATCGTCACATCGGCCATCGACCCCTCCACCTTCAGCAACGTGTCCGGCCTCGGCACCACCGTCGGAGCCGTCTACAACAGCCTCGGGGTGCCGGTCGTCAAGGCGAAGAACGCTCGAGTCCCAGGGTGGCAGAACGTCCGACGCTACCTACAACCGAGTGAGGTAACCGGACAGCCGAAATTGAAGATTTTTTCTAACTGCGAGCACCTACTCCGCACGCTCCCGGCCATGCGCCACGACAAGACACAGGTCGAAGACATCGACACCGACGACGAAGACCACGCAGCTGACGCACTCAGATACCTGCTATCGTGCCGCCCATACATTGAAATAACCCGCCGCCATAAAACATCGCGTGCGGATGCCGAAGGGAGAGTCCAAAAATTCATGGAGAAACTCGACAAATCTGCCAAGAAGCGCCGGTGGTGACATGCGACTTGTCGACCACTACAACTATCTGCCCGGCTGCTGCTGGTTCTGCCGCGGAGTTGCAACGCCAGTCATCGACTGCGAAATTGATCTTGATGGTGTCAACAGTCCAGACGACGCCAACCCCTCAGCAATCACCCGCCTTTACGTCTGCCCTGACTGCGCTATTGAAATGGGCCGCATGGTCGCAAGCACACGGTCGCTTGAGTTCAATCGTATGGGAGAACTTGCACAGGCGCGTCGTCTCGCTGACGAACTTGCAGAACGAGCAGACACCGCCGAAACCCAACTAGAACAAATTGCCGGAGCCATCGCTGGTGTAGCATCACGCCATGCGGAGAAGGCAGGCTCCGCAGAAGTTCCCGACGAGGGCCGTCCCGAGTCTGCTCCCACCCCGCAGACAGACGTTTCTCCCCTTCGGCGTCCAGGGCGCCCTCGTCGGGAACAACCCAAACCCGAAATCAACACCGACTTCCTAGGTGACCTGTGATCGCAGCCATCGTCGCCATCGTCGCTTTGACGGCCGTATGCGTAGTTCTACTGCGGGAGAACCGTCGACTGACTAACCTTGTGATAGCACGCAACCCCGACGCGGTCATCGCCGCCGAACGGGTCGCCAAACCACGCAAGAAAAATCAGGACGACAAACCCCACTCAGCGTGGGCCAACCCGAGTGAGGCAGTAGGACCGTGAAAGAGTGGGAGCCGCCGAAACCAGCAGAAGTGATCGAACTATGGAACAAGGCTGACACCTACCTCCTGAAAGAACGACGCGACTACTGGATGAACGCCAGCTACTACGCGGGCCTGCAATGGATCTGGTGGGATCACACCCGCAACATCGTGCAGGAGTTGGACTACGCCAACGACGCCGAGAAGTTCACGCGCATCACCGTTGACAAGTTCGGCCCCCGAGTCACCAACCTCGTCGCCCGCCTCACGCGCTCGCCGCTCGTGTGGGAAGTGGAACCGACCGGCATCGATGACTCCAACCTTCGCCGCCAGCGTTTGCAGGAACAGTTACTGCTGTCCGAAGCGCATGAACAGTCATGGGACGAGATTCGGGAAGAAGCCCTACTCCAAACCCTGTTCGGTGGCGTCAGCGCCATCAGCGTCGACTGGGATCCCGATATGGGCGAAATCGTCGCCGTCGACCCCGTCACCGCCATCCCAATTCCGGCCGGTGGCGTGCGCCTCACCCCGTTGTCCGTTTCCGAGTTCACTCTCGAGCCAGGCTCAGCCGACGAAAACGCCGCCCGGTATTGGATCAGGTGCATCGCCCTACCGCCGGAGCAGGTCAAAGAACGGTACAAGTTGGATTGGATGCCGAACCCCGACGCCGAGGCCGCCCTCTCGTCGCGCCACCGCACCCTCCTGTCCCGTCGCCCGCAAGGCCAGCCACCGCGATTGACGCTGGTCTACTGCTACTACGAGCGCCCCACCGAAACCACACCGGGCTGTGTCGTGCATGTCGTCAACGGCAAGCAGGTGTACGCCTACGGTGACGGCCGAGGCTGGCCGTTCCCGTTCCCACACCTGAACATCGTGCTCCCACGTCAGCGTCGCATTCCGCGCACCTGGGTCGGCCACACGTTGCTGTCGCCCGCTCGAGACATCCAGTACGCCTACAACCGGGCGCGCTCCACCATCCTCGAGCACATGCGGAAGGCGGCCAACGCACGCTTGATGGTGCCGGTCGGGTCGATTGAAGACTCCGACACAGTCACCACCGACCCGGCCGACATCCTCGAGTATAACAACGAAATCGGCGAGCCTCATTGGCAGACAGCGCCGGACGTGCCGAGGTGGATCAGCAACGAGGCCGCCCAGTTGGAAATGGAGATGGACGACATCTTCTTCACCCACGCCGTCTCCCGCGGCCAGGCTCCCGGCGACAGAAACTCCGGCCTGGCCCTGTCGGTGCTCGCCGAAAAGGACGACACACCGCTCGGCCCGATGGCCCGCAACCAGTCGCAGGTGTGGGCCAAGATCGGCAAGATGACGTTGCAGTTGTACCGCGCCTACGCCCAACAGTCCGGGATGGTTCGCACCCAGACTCTTACCACTCCGCAAGGATCGACGGTGCAGTTCTCCTGGTCCGGCGACGACATCGATGAGTTCCCCGTCGTCAAAGTGCCGTTGGATGCCACCGCCCCGAGGTCGAAGATCGCCACGCAGTCGATCCTCACCAGCCTCGCGGATCGTTTCCCGCAGGCGTTCGCCAACCTCGACCCCATCGCCATCGCCCGCATGTTGGATCTGCCGGACCCGAAGGGCTACCTAGCAACCACCGATCCCGACATCGCCAAGGCTGAATGGGAGAACGGGCTGCTCATGCAGGCTGTCGCCGTCATGCCCGCCATGTTCGATGACCACGCCAGACACATCGCCCAGCACAATAAGGAACGCAAATCGCCCGCCTACGAACTGGCATCCGACGACATTCGTCAGGCCATCGACGTCCACATCCAGGCGCACGAAACCCTGGCGATGGAAGAAGCGCAGAAACAGCTCGCAGCCATGCAACAGATGCCAGGGGCGCAAGCCCTGCCGCAAGCCAACGAACCTCCCGGTTCGATGGTTCCTCAACCCCAGGCCGGACCGCCTGTCCAATAAGGAGCAAGAATGAGTGACATCGCCCCCCAGGGTACGGTGGATGCCGTCCCCGCCGGTGAGGCACCTGCCGAACCTGCCGACGTCGACTGGAAGGCCCGATTCGAGGCCGAAGTCCAAGATCGCATCAAAGAGCGCGAACGGTACAAGCCGGTCGCCCAAGCATTCCAGAACCTGCACCCCGACGACGCTCGAGCCATTCAAGACATGGTCAAAGCGTATGCCTCCGGCGACATTGACACCGCCACCAAATGGATGATCGACAACGCCCGCACGCTGGCCGGAGACAAGTTCGATGCCTACCTGTCACCCGCCCAGGAAGCCGCGATCACCCAGCAGGCCCACGTCGACGGAGCCGCCCAAGGACTCACCCCCCAGCAGGTGGAGCAGATGGTCGAACAGCGCATCCAGCAGTTCCAGATGTCGCAGGTGCAGAAGCAGTACGAAGCGCAGATCGAGCAGACCCTCGTCCAGCACGGCTACCAGCCGGACTCGCCGCTCGCCACCGCCGCCATCGTCGCCGCGTCGAAGCGACCCGACTTGGATCTGACCGCTGCAATCCGCGAAGTCGAAGAACAGGTGCTCGCCCAAGCTCAGGCCATTGCCACCCAACGCGCCGCGGCCGCCGGTGCAATGGGCAACATGCCCCCGTCCGGCAACGGAGTCCCGGCCGTGAACAATCCGGTCGCCGGAATGTCACCGCGCGAACGCGCCCTCGCTCGCCTCGAAGCGAACGGGCTATAGATCGTTCCCTGCGCGTCGTTCCCCCTCGGCGCGCAGGGAACACCCCCATGCACAACATATTGTGTATAGTGATGCCCGTGGCCGGATAGCCACACAACACAATGCAACCAGTAGTCCACGGATGTGGCACGACTGAATTGGCAGGAGCCGAACAGTCAGGTAGCGGAAAACCAATCCACACCAAACCACAAAGGAGCCACAATGGCCGCATCACTCTCAACCGTTGATGCCATCCTGAAGGACGACTACAAAGACTTTCTGGACAACCTCAACGAAGCCAACTTCATCCTCTCTCAGGTCGAGACTCGCAAGGACACCGTCCAGGGCCGAATCGCCCGCCACGCTGTCCACCTCGGACGTTCGTCCGGCGTCGGCGCTCGCGCTGAGAATGGCACTCTCCCGACCGCAGGCAACCAGTCCTACGCCACGGTTCCGGTCCCGGTTCGGTACGTCTACGGACGCATCCAGCTGAGCGGCCCGACGATCCGTCAGGCTGTTTCGGACCGCGGAGCCTTCATCGACGCCCTCGACGCCGAAATGGAAGGCATCAAGAAGGACGCCATGAAGGACGTCAACCGCCAGCTGTGGGGCACCTCGAACGGCGTCATCGCACAATGCGGAACCACGTCGAACTCCACCACGGTCGTCCTGGCCGCCAGCACCGGCTCCACCGCCCTCCGTCAGTTGTTCTTCGACGGCGGCATGGTGGTCGACATCGGAACCGTCGCGGCTCCGACCACGGTGGCCTCGGCCCGTACCGTGACCTCGGTTGACGAGAGCAACAAGACCATCGCCATCTCGGGCGCTGCCGTCACCACCACCTCGAGCCACTTCGTGTTCCGCTCGGGCGCCGGTGGAGCCAGCAACAACTCGGGTCAGCCCGGCGACGGCCAGGTCGAACTGACCGGCCTCCAGACCATCGTGGACGACTCGGCCGTGCTCCACACGATCAACCCGTCGACCCAGCCCAAGTGGAAGGCGTACGTCAACGCGAACGGTGGAACCAACCGTTCGGTGACCGAGACGCTCATCACCGGCTCCATCATGAAGACCCTCACCAACTCGGGCAAGAAGCCCAGCCTGTTGGTGTCGGCCGAAGGTGTGAACCTGGCGATCAGCAACCTCCTTCTCTCGCTCAAGCGCAACATGGAGCAGACGCAGCTCAAGGGTGGATACGCAGGTATCCAGTTCTACAGCCCGTCGGTTTCCGGCAAGGGTGACGAGTCGCCGACGGCCCTCTACGCCGACTTCGACTGCCCGAACA